CGCCCTCAGCTTCGGAGGAGATCCCTCTCCCCCCGGAGAACCCTTTTGGGGCCCCCGGTTTTAATAGCGCTTAGTTGTTGGAAAGCAGTGTGCGTTTATGGTTAATTACATCGTACTGGCGGAACTTTTGCCAGTATTGGATGTAAAAGTAAACTTGCGTGCGGTTATTAAGCCGTGAGGCCCTATACCGCATAGCGCGAGCTTGCTCCACTGTACACAACAGCCTTCCTTCTGTGTCGACCACGAGCCTAGTAACCTTGCGGTTGTCGGATCCCTTGAAAAGGATTGGTTCGGCACAAACATCATGGAGTCTGACCATTTCGGCCAGGTTAACGTCAGTAGGTTCGACATTAACTAACTCACTGGGTGACAAGCCCAAAATGATGTCAACAGAAGGTAGATGCACTTGCCGTCGTAACCAATCGACGGCCGCTATTGTTTCTTTGCTAGATGGAGACTGATAAGACGGGTCAAAAACCCACATATCTAAACCAAGTGGTAAACTTGGCTGGGGACCTACGTATACACGTAGGACGTCTCTTAACCCTTGCCATGCACCTAGCAATTGAGAACGCATATTGGGGTATGTTTGACCCAATAGCAGCAACTTGTTCGCTGCTACAATAGCGTCTGCAATTTCACGGCAAATTTTTAGATCGTAGCTTTGTATTCGCATCCCACCAAAGGTGTAGACACCGCAAGACTCCTTAAGTAAGGAGTATACAAAACTCTTGTCGCTGTTTACCTCGTACCCAAGAAACTCCAAAAGAGGAATCAATTGGGACGCAGCGGAATTGCTACATATGATGTCGTCTCCAAACACGGAAGCTTTGGGATCGTAAACCCTCGCAGCCGCTAGTAGGATCATCGTCATCACAGGGAACGTTGTTGCGTTACCCATGGGCGCATACATGTGGATTTCTGACCATTGAACATCTTGGTCATACTTTCTACGCACGTAACGCGACCTTGTAGCAAGAAGATCTTTGCGGACTTTTGCAGGAAATAACAAGTCAATGGATGCTAGCGCGTTAGAATTACTCGCGTTTTGCAAGTCAATTGTTGCAACATCAGGCCGTTCAATAAGCCTTCTGTGCACATCTTGACGAGTCCATAGATCATTTCCCGCTTTAGCAAGACAGCCATACAAACTATGCATGATTGCTTGCTGCGACATCATTGAGAGCAAAGGCTCAATATTGATACCGCGGTCAGTTTTGGAATCTTTCTCAACCGATGTAAATCGGGATCCATCTACAAGACGGATCTGTAACATAAGGCCAACTTTAAAACAGTATTGGCCCCAAGTACGTTGAGGAAAGAAGTGGAATGGGTCAAGCCGCACCCTACCACCACCACGTTTCATGCCATATTCATGGCACACTTCGTCCCTACACCCACGGTCTAACGCCGTTTTTAGGTATGCTTTTGCTCTCCTTTCATGGAAGGCAAGAAAGCTATTAGGGGTATGCAAAAGACGTAAGGCTTTATTGCCAAGTCCGCATACATGTTTACGAAGTCTGTGGTTATTCCAAATCAGTTTAGCGACGTGAGGAAGTGCATGACTAGTGCATGTCCATAGGTCGTTTGCTAGTTTTGCATACGTGTCTGCAGGGGTTGAATCCCCAAAAGACATCCCAGGTCCCGGCCAGAAGCCGTGAACCTGAGGATTATAGCCCTTACACCACGAATGGATTAGGGCTTTCATCTTAAGTATGCGTATATCTTTCCGTGCTTCAGGAGTTCCAAGTCTGGCGTTAACTTCGGCCATTCTTCGGTTTCCTTCAGCAAAGGATGTCCAGGCTGCATGACGTAACACATCACGCTGTTCCCTAGACCCTTCTGCGGAAAGTTGTGCAAAGTCGAACTTCTTACGTAAACGCTTGCATACCACATCGGTGGCGGCGTCTGTAAAGGAGTTCCCAGTATATACTGGTTTGAGACTAAACACAAGACTAGCAAGTATCCCATTTGCAGCTCTAACAATGTTGTTTTCACTCATGTTAGACCCCCGTTAAACTAATGTATAGTTAACGTCTACGTCATCGAGATTCATGACGTATCCAAGGGGAACTCGTGCAGTGTAAGCCGCGTTTAAGGCAGCAATATGTTCCTGCAAAAGTTGGCCGTAACTTGTGTATTGCTCTTCCGTCATGTCCGCAATATTAGACATGTCGGTACGAATCACATTTAAGTGACGTACACACGCATCTTTGCTTCCACAACCTTTTACGGTCATAGGAGCTTGAATGCGTACTGTACTACGTACTAATGGAGTTGCAATACCTTGCGCTAATTTAACTGTACTCTGTACGGCGCCTACCTCGATTTTATGAGATAGCAGAGCAGGATCAGCGGCTACAGTTTTACGACTGTTGGCGTATTGGGTTTTAAATTTTGTCATGGTTATTTCCAGATAAGGTTTAACGAATCCCTCTACGTAGACCAGTCCATGCAAGCGCGAACGCTGTCACAGCTTGATTTACGTTAAGGTCAAGTCCGACGGGGAGCGTACCACGAAAGTTAATACCATCGTGCACCGTCCGATGAAAACTATGTACAGATACAGCTACGTTTGGTGCTTTCATCCAAACTTGGCCTTTTCCATATTCATAGTAATCATCTGCTTCGTATATAGTGGGGATGTTCTCCCATATTACGAGCCCTTGTCTTGTGGTTGATTCTGCATGCTTAGCGGAAGACGCACGCGTGGGTGTGTAGGCAGCAATAAAGTCGCCGACACTTATGAACCAGTCGATAACGAAACTTAGGGTTGTCAATTCCCAAGCCGTACCGATAGGATTCATCCCGAATCGTTTTGCTTCAATCTCGTCAAGTGTGTAACATCTACGTAAAACTACTTGTAGACGTGTTTCACCTTTAAAATAAACGCGATAGGAAGGAGTCCAGTTATACGTTGGCCAGTATCCGGTATCATCCGGTAAATACTCGGTAAACGTTCCCAGGTCAATATCCTCTGTGTTTGACGATCTTTTAGCTGTGCGGGTCCATACCTTTACATCCCTATTAAACTGTTTGATAACATCTTGAACAGTCAGGTAGAGAGGTAAAAAGCCATATCGATATTGCAACCAAAATTCGGATGCTTTATCTGCATACTGAGCAGTCCCCTTTAATCCTTTATTGGATGACAGGAAATGCGCCAGCTGTTTCATGAGCAGTATGGGTTTTCGTACCTTCGCTAATGTGTCCGCTATGAGCTTGATAGTGTCAGGTGCTTCGAGAAGCTCCGTTAACACATCCATCTCACGTTCATTAGCTTTTGCGTATACTTGGGTTATTAATTCGCCCATATCATACGACTTTTGTGTTAGAATCCAGGCAGCATAAGGAACGGGATCGAAACCCCAATAACCTTCATATGCAAACCTATCCTTAAGCGATTCATGCGTACGGTAGTTGGGTTGTAAATCCCAGCCGTATTCAATCTTGCGAAAGGTGTTTGACTCGAGGCGGTACTTAGCTCGGATCAATGGAT